CGTACTCCAGATCATCCAACAAAGAAAGGGATTGTCGCAGTCAAGACTTCATCAGGGAATACCAAAATTATTCGTTTTGGTGATCAGAATATGGGACACAATTATTCACCGGAGGCTAGAAAGTCATTTAAAGCTAGACATGCTAAAAATATTGCAAAGGGTAAAGAAAGTGCAGCTTATTGGGCTGATAAATTCTTTTGGGCTGGTCCTTCAGGATCAAAGAAAGCACCACCTAAATCACAAAAATATGTTCGTGGTTTAAAGAGGAAATAATATGGCTATTAACAGATCTAGTATAGGACAGCAAATCATGAAAGCACCAATGAAAAAGAAACCTAAGCTTGGTTCAGGTAAGCGTTTTGAGCAGACTACAAAAGCACTGGCAGCTAAAGGTGTTAAAGATCCTAAAGCACTAGCTGCTTATATTGGTCGTAAGAAATATGGTGCAAAGAAGATGGCTTCAATGGCTGCTGCTGGCCGTAAGAAAGGTAAGTAATGTCTACGTCAGGCACATATAACTTCTCAATGGATATTGACGAAGTTATTCAAGAAGCAATGGAAATGATTGGAGGTGAACAGACTTTAGGACATGATCCTGCGTCTGCTCGTCGTTCAATTAATCTGCTGCTACAAGATTGGCAAAATCGCGGTGTGCTTCTATGGTCGGCTAATACAACTACAGTTACTGTATCTACAAGTGTAACAGCTTATGAATTAACCTCAAGTACTATTGATGTTCTTGAAGCTGTAGTTAATGTTAGTGATACAGATATTCAGCTTGATCGTATTAGTATGGAAGAATATCTTAAGATTCCTCGTAAAAGCCAGACAGGCCGTCCTACACAATATGCAATTCGTCGTGGTAGGACTAATCCAACTCTTTATATCTGGCCTATTCCAGATTCTACAAACTATACAGTAAAGCTTGAACAAGTTCGTTATTTACAGGATGTAAATAAATCCGCTGTTCAAATTGCAGATATTTCACGTAGATTTCTTCCTTGCCTTCCGGCAGGACTAGCTTATTTTATGTCTGTTAAACGTCCCGGTATTACAGAACAAAGAGTTATGTTTTTAAAATCTGAGTATGAAGAACGTCTTGCCCGTGCAATGGATGAAGATAGAGAAAGGTCAAGTATCAGGATTGTGCCTAAATTAAATAGGGTATAAAAATTATGGCTACTGAAAGATACGCGATTGGTGAATGTGATATTTGTGGTTTTGAATATCCATTAAAAAATTTAAAAAAGAATAGTTATGGTTTACGTGTTTGTCCCCGTGATTGGGATGGAATGTTTGATTTAAAAAATCATCCTCAAAATAAAGTTGCAGATGTTAAGGATGACGAAACAATTAAAGATCCACGGCCAGATTTAGGAGATACTTACGTAACTGTAACTACCACTGATTGGCTACCTCCGGTTTATCCATAAATGGCTACTTCTAAAAATCCATATGCAATCTGTGATATTTGTGGTTTTAGATTTAAGCATAGCCAGCTTAAAAAAAATAGTTATGGTATGTTGGTATGTGCTAATGATTGGGATGGATCTTATGATTTTAAAAATCATTGGCAAAATAAAACACCAAATGTAAGAGATAGCGAATTTTTAAAAGACCCAAGACCACCAACTAATTTTGGTAGAAATATAAATTGGGAAGATGACCAGAATAATTGGGAAAATGAAAATAATTATTGGAACACAGTATAAATGGCTACATTAACTGGTCAGAAAATTGCAGATACTTATAAAGATTTGCTCCAGATGGACAATTCTAATGATGGTTTAACAGCCACTCTTAGAAATGTTAAAGATGGTAATGGTGTAGCATCTCCACTTCAATTAAGCAATTCAGCAGTTAATCTTACGGGAACTATTCAATTAAATGGTTCTACACTTACTGCAACTGCTTCAGTTCTAAATGCTGTAGCTGATCTTACAGGTGCAAACGGTATTGTTGCTGTAAGTGGTGGTCAAGTATATGGACGTACTCTTACTGGTGGAAATGGTATTACTATTACCAATGCAAAGGGTACGGAAGGTAATCCTACATTTACTGTAGCTGCAAGTATTGCAACATCTGCTGATCTTGAAAATTATCTTCCTCTTACTGGTGGAACATTAACAGGAAATTTAAATGGTACAAATATTACTGTAACTGGTAATGTTTGTGCTACTGCTTATTACGGTGATGGTAGTCATTTAACTGGTATCGCAGTTTCTATTCCAAGTTCAGTTGCTACATCTTCTCAATTAGCTGCTGTATCTGCTGCTTTAGCTGCAAGTATAGCAAATCATCTTCCATTAGCTGGTGGAACTTTAACTGGACAATTAGTAGGAACATCTGCAACATTTAGTGGAGCAGTATGTGCAACTACTTATTATGGTGATGGTAGTAATTTAACAGGAATTACTGCAAGTATTCCTTCTTCAGTTGCAACGTCTGCTGATTTAGATATTTTAAGAACAAGTATTGCCAATGTTTCTTCAACTATGGCTACAAGTATTGCTAATGTTTCAAGCACAATGGCAACAAGTATTGCAAATCATTTACCATTAGCTGGTGGAACTTTAACAGGGCAGCTAATTGGAACATCTGCAACATTTAGCGGTGCGGTATGTGCTACAACATATTATGGAGATGGCAGTAATTTAACTGGTATTTCTGGTGGTGGTGGACCAACAAGGGGTGTTTACGTATTTACAGCAGTTGGTGGTGAAACATCTATTTCTGGTAATGACGATGATGGTGATTTATTATCTTACACTAATACCTCAATAACAGATGTTTATTTAAATGGTATTCTTTTAGATCCAGACAAAGACTATACTGCTGCAACAGGTAGTAGTATTGATGCTTTAGTTACATTAAATGCAAATGACGTAGTTGAAATTATTGCATATAATCCATTTAATATTACAGAAACATCTGTAACAAATTGGACTGCAAATAATTTAACTGTAGTTAGCAGTGCGAATTTTACTTGTAATGTAACTGCTACAGCTTATTGGGGTGATGGTAGTAATTTAACAAATATTTCAATACCAGCTTCTGTTGCCACATCTGCTCAACTTGCTTCTGTAAGTGCAAGAATTACATCTGTAAGTGATTTTGCTGTAGCTTTATCAGCTACAATGGCTACAAGTATTAATAATAGTAATATTACAATTGCTGCTGTATCAGCTTTAACCTCAGTTAATAAAGCTGCTATAACATCTATTAATACTGTAGTAAATGCTGTATCTGTTTTAACTTCAGTTAATAAAGCTGCAATTACATCTATTAATACAGTTGTAGCTAACGTATCAGCTTTAACATCTGTAAACAAAGCTGCAATTACATCTATTAATACTGTAGTAGCTAACGTATCAGCTTTAACATCTGTAAATAAAGATGCAATTACATCTATTAATACTGTAGTAGCTAATGTGTCTAGTACAATGGCTACAAGCATTGCTAACTACTTACCTTTAACTGGTGGTACACTTACAGGGGGATTATCAGGAACTACTGGATCTTTCAGTAATATAGTTAGTGCTTCTAATTTTGGTAATACGTCACAAAATGCATATGGTGCTAGAACTGTTTCTACATCAGACCCAACAGATGGTTCTGATGGAGATATATGGTATAAGTACTAAAAAGAGGTATAATAATAATATGACATTATCAGTTAAAGAAAGTGGTGCTTGGAGAACTATTACAGGGCTTTATGTAAAAGCTTCTGGGGTTTGGAGAACTGCAACCAATGGCTATATTAAATCTGGTGGTGTTTGGCGTGAATTTTTTACATCTGCAATTAATGTAACTGTGTCCACAAATCAGACAAATTTTAACCTATATACTGCTGCTGTGGCTGCTGGTTACGACGGAACTTCTGCTGTAACTATTATTTGTACTATTAATTCAGGTATTGTTATTAATGCATCCGGTACTGGTACTCCTGCATTTACTTTTGGCTCTATTCCCGGTACTTGTACAGTAGAAATTATTAATTTAGGCACAATTGAAGGTGCTGGTGGTGCAGGTGGGAAAGGTGGGGACCCCACGACACCGGGGGGAACGGGGCCAGCAACTCCGGGTAATAACGCTGGCAATGCAATGAATATCACTTGCCCTACAACTATTACTAATGGCTCTGGTTATATT